GTCTTCTTCTGAAAATACTCAGACTTTTTGTAACTCTCTTGCTGCACGGTCTGTGCGTCTTGAACGTATTTCTTGTAAGCGTTGTAGTTTTCCTTATCCTCATCTGGAACTAAGCTACCCCTTGACTCAAGTGGTGACTTGTACTGCTCCTTCTGATCTTCAAAAAACTTCTTAGCTTTGGCAAGCTCTTTCTTCTTGGCGATTTCTTTTTTCTTAATATCCTTCTCCTCATCAAAGTCTGGATCGTATCCAAATTTATCTTCGATCATATAGTTGATATCCTCGTCATCCAAGTCTGACTCGGTAACTGAGTAATACTCAGCTAAAAGTTTTTCTGGAGATAATTTACTGAAGTCTTTACTTAAATTCATAAAGTCATCAATACCCCTTCCAGTTTCTTTTTTATACTTTAAGAATGCTGAAACATCTGAGGGTAACTCCTCATTCTGTTCACGTTCCTTAAATAATTCATCAACAGAGTTGATATCCTTATTGTATCTTCCTTTGATGTAGGACAATACGTCCTCATCTCTTAATTCTGGAGTAGTTTCAACTTGTTCATTAGTTTCAACCTGTTCATTCTCAATGAACGCTTCTTCCTTCTGAACATCCTGATTAAACTTCTCCTCGTGCTTGTCTAATAACTCCTGTTCAATTTCTTGAATAGAGCGTTCCTCCCCTGCGCCAATATCGCGCACTGTAAAATTTTCCATTTGATTTGATTTATTAAATTATATTATTATTTATGACAGAGTCAATAAATATTTAAGCTTTGCCGCCTCACCTGAAAGTGATTGAGCCATATTACATATATCTGGAAACCTATTAACATCTCCAAAAACTTCAAGTTCGTTAGCGAACATTAACACCTGATCTGTAAGCTCTAAAGCATCCTGTCCAGATTTCATAGGCTCAATTCGCATACCCTTGATTCTCTTTCCAGTATATCCCATTATCTTCTCAATAACCTCATCCTTGAAGTCTTGTAAGAATTCATAGAATCCTCCTGTTGCCTTGTGTTCTGCGAAACTTCTTGTCTCCCAGTGAATCATATGGAACTGCTCGTGAAACGTAGCTAATCTTCCTGCGATATCTTCTGTTGTCATATTGTTTTATTTATGTTAATCTAATTTTTACTACACCTGCTGTATGATATAATCCTCCAACCACAATTCCTCCAGCTGCTGCTGCTGCATCATTAACATAGTTACCAGCTACAGTTGGTGCTATAGCCAAAGTTCCATCAGCATCTGGTAATTTTATAGTTCTGCTCGCTGTTTGTGAATCTGCTGAAGTTAAAGTTACTGTCTTGCCAGAAGAAGAAGGTAATCCTATTTTTAAAAAAGGATTAACTCCAGCCGTAGATACTAACTCTATTTTTCCCCCAAGGAAATCGTTTGTTTTTATAGAATCAGCTAATACTGTCATTGTTGTTACACCGTCTGTAATGGTATTACCTCCAGTTATTGCTTTCTGTAATGTAACATCACTAGTTAAAGCAACAGTTCCAGAAGCGTTTGGAAAATCTATTAATCTAACAGTTGATAAAGTATTAGGAAACTGTAAAGTCATAAATTGAGAGCCTGCCCCTCTTCTACAAGTAATTTGACGACCGCCTAAATTCATTCCTGAAGTACTTGAACCTCCAACTTCTATATTTGTGTTTGTTAATGTTGTAGTAAAACCTCCACTTGTAAAAGTATTTCCATTAGTTAATGTCTGCTGCAATGTTCCAGCACCTCCAGATGCCCCTTGTGGTCCAGTAGGTCCTTGAACCCCTTGAATACCTTGAGCTCCTTGTGAAGCTAATAGCGCCCAATGTGTTGTATCTAAGTTTGGAGTAGTAGTTCCAGATGTTGCTAATATACAGAACCAAGACGCTCCAGCATATCCTACAGCATCATCTGCTACGTAAGATGTTCCTGACGCCCAAGATCCTTGCCAGTTTAAACCTGCTGGTCCTACAGGTCCAATAGGTCCTGCTGGTCCTTGAACTCCCTGAGGTCCTTGTGCACCTGTTCCAACAAAATTTGCTATGTCCTGAGCTGTAAATGGTTCAGTCTCTGCATTTAATACAGCTGACTTTCTTTCTTTTAGGTTTACATTTGGAGATATACCTATAAATCTTGTTAATGATGTTAATGCCATTATTTATTTTTTTGCAAAGTTAGTAATTATTTTCTTATATTATCTTGGTTCAAACTCGGCTAAGTCAAATCCATCAAGACTGTCCTCTGTTGATTCGAAGTCAACAGGTGGCAGGTTATTCTTACGCTGTTCAATCAACTTAGATTGAGTTGTTGCCTGCTTTAGTATCCTGTTATCTTTAGCCTTCTCCTTCATCTCGTCCTTCATAGTTATAGACTGAGCTTCAACACCCTTAAGCTGCATATTCATCTGATACTCAATATTCATAAGCTCCATCTTAAGCTGAGCATCAGACTTCATTTTCTCTATCTCGTATCCGATCTCCGCCTGCTTAATCTGCATCTTAGATTGTGTCTCTGCCTGAATTTGTTGCAGAGCATTTTGAGCAGCCATCTGCTGAGACTGAGCATTGATCTGAGCCTGCATCTGTTGAGCCTGCATAGCGTTTTGTTGATCCTGCTCCTGCTTCTTACGTCTCTTAAGCTTAAGCAACTGATTAGCCAGCTTAATGTTATTTATCTCTCTAATATCTATAGCATCCTCAAGCGTAATTGCATCCCTTGAAAGTGCAACCTGAATGTTCTGCTCTAGTTTAGTTTTCTCCTCCTCGTCTGGAGACATCTCTATAAATATACCGAAATCATATATATACATCTCCTTAATCTCGTCAAGAAGACTTACATTATATTTACCGATCTGCATAGCGAATGTCTCTGCAAAATCAGAGTACTCTAATATATCAGCAACCCTATAAGATATAGCCTCAGCTAATTCTTTAGTTATACTTAAACTTCCGTCTAATATGTGTCTTGTGGCTGTATTTGAATTTGCAGCAGCAAGTTTTTGTAAACCAACCAAAGAGTTTTGATCTGGCATACTACCATCCCTAGCCTCATTTAATCCTGTCACGTCTCTAATCATACCTAGGTAGTGGTTATAACTTCCGATTAACGAAGCTATCTTACCCTGACCACTATTAGAGTTAAGCTCCTGGATAGGAACTCTTGCGTTATTAAACTCACCATCCTGAGTGTAGCTTCTTCCAATTACACTACCAGTCTGGAAGTATAGTCTTAATGCATCCTCTGGATTATATGCCGCCCCGTTACCCAAGTCAACCTCGTTAAGTCCATCGGCATCTATGAACACACCGTCAGGAACAACTTTAGATATAACCTGCTGTAACTTTAAGTGAGTAACCTGAATCAAGTCAGCAAACGGTATCATACGTCTAACCAAAGACTCTATGTTGCCCTTATACATTCTTGGAGCTACTGCTATATAGTTTGGAAGTGCGTGCTGAGATGATGACTTAGGTCTAACCATATTCTTTGAAAGTTCCCACTTCAACATAATGTTAGTTCCCATCACCATAACACCATCGTACCACACATCAATAGTCTTCTCAATCTTTTCGAACTTACCGTCCTCCATCATCTCGTTAGGAGGGTTAAACGTGTCGTCCTTCTGAATCATTCTAACACCACCTGTGTCTAGTATCTTTTTCTTGTAAACAAACTTCTTAGTTGTCTTATAATTAACATAAAGAAGTGTAGCAGAGTCTCTACTAAACAAGCTATTCTGATAGAACTGTGCGTTGTTGTAGTAGTTATACCAGGACTGACTGTACTTTGAAATCTCTTCAAGCTGCTCGTTTGTAAGTGTAGGATCAATCTTAAGTAGTTCAGTAATAGCTACGGTCTTAATCTCTCCCCAGTAGAAGCAATCCCTAAAGTGCGGATCCTCTGTGTAGCTGTGAACTATATTAGCAGGATCTACATAATCAATCTGAACGCCACTTCCTGGAAGGAACTGGTGCTTAACTATACCCTTACCTAAAACAGCTAAGTCGTAATCAACTCTGCTTCTAGTATCTGAGTACTTGTTATCCTCTAGTATCGTGTTAATTGCAGTCTCCTCAGCAATTTCTATCGCTGGCTTGTAGTTAATCTGCATAAATAAGTTAAGTTCCTCTGAATCCTGAGGAAGTTGGTCAGCATTTGTATCAAAAGCATCAACACCAAAACTATCCTTTATCTGGTTCAGAATGTCCTTAGACACCATATCGGTCTCTATCATATCCTGATACTTGCTACGTCTCTCGGCAGAAACTGCATCCTGAGCATAAGCCTTAACTCTAAAAAGTCTATCAGAAATACCGTTAACAACAATATCGACAAACTTTGGTATGATTGGAATTGGTGTCCAATCTAAATTTAAATGAGAAAGGTCACCGTCTACTGATAACTCGTTCTTATATTTAGCAACTGATTGTTCTCCCCTTGCATATAACCTAAGACGATGAAATTCACCCCACTGATTATAAAACTTACAAGTTCCACTATCTCGTCTGAACCACTCGTATTGCACGCTCTGAGCTATCTGTAGCCCGTATTCATATGTTGATTTTTCCTTGTCTGAAACAAACTGATTTGGAAAGCCAGCAGGATTTATTTTAATGGTTACATCCTTCATTTACTTTACTATTTCGCTATATCTTCCGTTGTTATTATATCTTGCAAATTTAATACTTATTTTCGAATCTTTTTTAACTGC